GACCACTCCAACCGGGTCGAGGTCATCAGCGGAGAGGTCTTCCCGCTCAAGGCCCGCTGCACGGATCTCATCATCACGGTCGAGTGGGACTGCCTCAACTCGCAGGGCGTCGTCGGCCCGTCCACGATCCTGTCGAGCTTCGACGTCGAGGCGTTCCTGGGATTCAAGCTGTGACGACTCCCACCTGCATGATGCGAGGCTACGGGATCGCGCTCGTGAAGAACGGCGTGAAGCTCGGCACGGCCGGCGCGCAGATCCAGCGCATCGAGTACGACCGCGTGGTGGACGGGATCTCGAAGGCGAAGATCGACCTCGTGACCGCTGGCGACAACTGCTGCGGTCAACTCGCTGCGGTGGACCACTGGAACACCGACCTGCTCATCACGACGTACAACTCGCAAACCGGCCTGGACGAAGTGCTGTGGCGCGGCCCGGTGCGCAAGCCGACGTTCCGTCGCGGCTCGGTCACGATCGAGGCGACTGACGTCCTGTCGTGGCTCCAGGTGCGAATGCTCGAACAAGCCTTCGACTTCGTGAACGAGGACGTGTCCGACATCTTCATCGACCTCGCGACCTACGCGCTGTCGAAGGATCCGAACCATCAGCCGGTGTACGAGTTCGTGCGCTACCTCTCCGGCACCACCGAGTCGCGCAAGGTCGAGACGGCCGCGCTGCGCATGACGTGGAACGTCGTCACCGAGATGCTCAACGCCGGCCTAGACGTCACCACGTTCGGGTCACGGATCGTCGTCGGCGTCCCGGCATTCACGGCCATCGAGCTCAAGGATACGGACGTGCAGGGCACGAACCCGGCCGAGATCGCGAAGGACGGCGACGAATACATCAACCGGGTGCTCGCCAGCGCCAGCCGCGACGTCGTGGGCATCTGGCCGCCCGGACCCGCCACCGGATCCGACGGGTTCCCTCTCGTCGAGGGCTCGCTGTCGGACTCCCAGCTTCCCGACGTCGATTCGGCCACCGCTGCTGCGAAGGCGCGCTACGAGTTCGCCGCCGGTGGCGTTCGCCGAGTCCGGGCCTCCGGCGGGCTGATCCTGCTGCCGACGTCGGGCATCGACCACCGCAAGCTGATCGCCGGCCAGATCTTCAACTACCAGGCCACCGAGACGTGCTACGCGGCGAAGGAGTCGCTGCGCCTCGGTCGGCTCGCCAACGTCGTCGAGAAGGGCGGCGAGCGCGTCACGATCGACCTGCAGCCGGTCGGTTCCTTGCAGGGCGACGCTACGCTGTCCAGCGTATAACGGGGCCGGAGGACCATGCCGAAGCGAGCGCAACCGATCGACAACCCGACAGCCGGCTTCCAGCACATCCTGGAGCGGCTCGACGTGATCGACGCATCGCTGCGCGACCGCCTGCTGCCTCCCGGATACGTCGTTCGGCTCGGGCCGGGCGACGACCTCACGATTTCCAGTCCTTCCGGCACAACCTCGACCCTGGTATTCACATGACCGACGTCCTCATTCTCAAGCGCATTCCCGGCCACCGTCGCGGCGACATCACGCCGAAGACGGCGCGCATGGAGCAGCACATCAAGGCGGGCAACGCAAAGATCCTGCCCAACCAGCACGAGGGCTGGAACGGGGAGCCGGAGACGGAGCCCACGAAGCTCCAGGCGTCGCACGTCATCGGCAACGCGCCGCATGACCACGACCACGTTCCGGACCCCACCGACGACCTCGGCAGTGACGAGGAGCTCGACTGATGTGCGGTAGCTGCGGTGGAGGAGGGGGCGCGCGCACGATCGCGCAGCGCAACAACCAGGCGGCGTTTCGCGCGGCCGGTTCCCCCGTGGGCTTCGACCGCGACCACCCGCTGCTGATCGGGGAGACGGGCGACGGTGAGATCTGGCGCGTGCGCGTCATGGTCCCGGTCGAGAACCTCACGATCGGCGCCGCTGCGTTCGTGACCGGACAGGGCGTCAAGGCGCACATCGACTCCGGCGCCCTGCACGACATCACCACGACCAGCCAGAAGAAGCGCCTCTGGCGCGTCGGCGTCTCAACGTACACGTCCGAGCAGGACGCACGTCGAGTCGCCGCTGCCACGGGTCAGAACGCAATCGAGGTCGCATAATGCCCGCTCGCTGTCACGTCGATACCTGCTCGATCGTATGGCAGGAGGTCAACGTCCCGACGCCGGCATACCAGGCCGACGTCCGACTCGACCCCAACTCGCTCGTCTGCGGCCCGGAAGGGCTCGACGTGCTCCTGTCGCCGAACGCCGGCAACATGCTGTCGAACCCCGGCAACGGCATCTTCGCCAGCCTGCCGGCGTCGCTCGTCACGGACCTGTCCGGCAACCCGGCCAACAAGGGCGTCTCGCCCAGCGCCAACCAGTCCTCGCCGCAGAGCTCCGACACCTACTCGTGGACGAACGGAACCGGCCGCGACGTCACGCTGCTCGTCAGCGGCGAGTTCAACTTCGACTACGGCATCCTCGGCCCGGAGCACGCCTACTCCTACTCCGCAGGGAACGGTCAGCGGGCCGGGCGTTTCGCGTCGGCCGCCTTCGACCCCCTCGGAGTAGGCGACCCTGCCAACCCGATCTCGCCCTTCAACGCGCAGATCGCCATGCGGCTGCTCGCCAACATCGGCGCGCCGCCCACGACCGCGCAGAAGGCGTGCCGCGTTGACATCGGCGGCAACATCTTCGTCTCGGTCACGACGTCAGCCGAGCGCAAGGTGACGCGCGTGCCGTTCTTCTGGATGGTGCGCGTCGCTGCCGGGCAGACGCTCAACATGAAGTCGGATATGTTCTACCAGGGGCCGTCGCAGACCGTGAACGTGGTCGCGACGCCGGGAGCAGGCACGGGGCTCGCGGGCACCGGGCATGAGCTCTGGAACCTCCAGGTCGCGGCAATCCCGATCTGATGCCGTGCGGCTGCACATCCGCTTGCGGGTGCAACCTGGTTCCGGGCGAGAACGTCTCGATCGACCGGCTGGGTGACACCTTCACGATCTCGGCCACGGGAGCGATCGTCGGCGTCGAGAGCACCGACTGCATCGATCTCGTCATCGACGTGGACAAGGTGCTCTCCGCGAGCCCGATCCTGTCGCCGGACCCGACGTCCGTGGACCTCGAGTGCACGCCCAGCGGCATTGCCGCATCGGTCGTGGTCGATCCGAGCTCCACTGCGATCGTCACCGAAGGTCCGGACGGCCTGCGCGTGGACATTCCACCGGCGCCTGGCGGCGGCGGCGAGATCCGTCCTGGCGATCTGATCTTCGTCGCCAGCGTCGGCTTCCGTCCGGAGGCGATCGACGCCGACGGCCAGGAAGTGCTCCGCGCCTCGTACCCAGCCTGCCACGACGCGCTGTCGCTGATCCACCCGGCCGGCGAGCGCATCGCGGGCGATCCCACGATCACCGGCATCAACAACACGCGCTTCGTCGAGGTTGGTATGCCGCTGGAAGCCACCGGCTTCCCCTTCGGCACGACGGTCGCCGGGAAGACCGGCACGACGATCACCGCCTCCCTGCCCGCTGACGACTCCGGCGTGGACACCGAGGTTCGGGTGTACCCGTGGGGCAACGGCGACGGCATCGACACCTTCAACGTCCCGGATATGAACCGCCGCTACCCGCGCGGCTACGACTACATCGGCGGCGACGAGCTCGGCACGCTGGACGAGGGCGGCACGACGATCGGCCTCGGCAACCTGCCGGAGCACGACCACCCGGCCACGGCCTCGACGTCGGTCACGATCGCAGGCGCGGCCACGGGGATCTCTGCTACCGGCAGCGACTCCGGCCACGTCCACGGCATCGACGCCTCCGGCAACCATCAGCACGACGGGGCCGGCGCCAACCACGATTTCATCGTCGAGAACTCGACCGTCGACTACGTCTATCTCGACGTCGTGGCGGTCAACTTGGATACGGCCAACACGTTCCGCATGACGACCAACGGACTCGAAGGCGGCGACTCTTACAAGCCAAACCGAGAGGGCAACACCTACCCGGCCGGCAACCACGACCACGGCGGCGCGACCGACTCCGGCACCGCGAACATCACCGTCGGGATCACCGACCCAGGCCACGGTCACGCCGGCTCCACGGCCGCCACGACCGTTGACGTCGAGCTCGGCGGCGGCGTTGCCGACCCAGACCCGATCGAAGTCGAGCCGCGCAACGCGACCGCTCGCTGGATGGTGGTGGTCTAATGCCCTGCGGATGTCAGTCAGCGTGCGGCTGCAACGTCGTTGCCGGAGCCGGCATCAGCGTCAACCGCACGGGCGACAAGTTCACGATCACGAACACCGCGCCTGGAACTCCAGGCGTGCCCACGTTCGTCCAGCAGACCGCACCTGTCGGTGTCGTCGGCCCCTACGTCTGGTACGAGACGGACGGCGCCGGCAACTTCGTCGCGCTGTGGGTCGAGGACGGCTCATGAACCAGGAGAACGCGATGAACGAGCACGAGACGCCCAACATGCCGAAGGTCATTCCGAGCGTGTGGATCTCGCTCGTCGTCGCCGTGCTCGGCACCGCGACCGCATTCGGCGTGCCGATCTCCGATGTGCAGTCGGCGGCCCTGATCGGGCTCGTCGGAGCGCTGTCGGCCGTCATCCCGGCGCTCGACGTCTGGCTGCGTCGCGGCCGGCTCAAGTACCTGGCTGACACGCAGAAGCAGCCGACCACCGTCATCAACAACCACGTCCCGCAGGAGCCCAGCGAATGACGCCCACGGCAGCCACGCCAGCGAAGCTCAAGCCCGGCCAGAAGCGTCGCTACATCGCGCGCGTGCGCGATCTCGAGGGCGACCACCCGAAGCACGGGGACGACTGGTTCCGCGTCACGACGCACTCGAACCCGGAGGGCGAGTTCGCGACTCGCGCCTGGGCGCAGGATGCGCTCGACCGCGCGAAGGCGAACTACCGCCACGGCAAGCTCGCCGGGCACACCGACGACATCGTGGTGACGGTCGAGCCGACGCTGGCGACCATCAAGATCGACGACTGGCTCCTCGGCGACGTCAAGCCGATCGCCAGCGTGCCGCACGAGTACCGTGCGCAGTACCGCGACACGCTCCAGCGGGCGGCTCTCGCGGCCTACCGCTACGGTCAGCCGATCTGGGTCAACGAGAGCTTCCGCACGCGCGCCGAGCAGCAGCGCTTCTACGACCTCTACCTGGCCGGCGGCCCGCTCGCAGCGAAGCCCGGCAAGTCGCCGCACGAGTTCGGTCGAGCACTCGACATCCCGAACGTGCGCAACAACAAGAAGCTCCTGCGCGAGCTCAAGAAGGTTCGACTGATCGATGACGTCGCGAGCGAGATCTGGCACGTCACGAATCACCATCGCGTGTGACGCCGTAGCCTGACCTGGGGGGGTCTGTGAGTGGGACGCAAAGCAGCCGGGCGCATTGCCCGGCAACGTCAGCGTATCCTGGAGCCGCGAAGTGACGGCCCCGGAGCGCGAGCAGTCGATCCCGTTCTGGTGGCGCGACCCGGTGGAGCACTGCCGGTTGCGCGCGAAGTACGGGTCGAGCCAGAAGGCCGCGACTCGAGTCGAGCCGTCGATCTCGCCGCGCAACGCGCAGCAGTGGTGGCGCAAGCTCCGGGATGCCGGCTCTGTCGATGCCTCGGGCCGTCCGACAGGTGCCCCTGCAGCGCCGGACACGAGCAAGCAGGGTCGGCCCACCCGTAGCTCTCCGGACGGCGTGAGCCCCGGCGAGCAGGTCAAGGCGTGGAAGGACGGGTCGCGCCTCGAGATCTACACCGCCGTCAGCGAGACGGGCACGGGTGAGCTCACCGGCGAAGAAGTGCTCCGACGCAAGGGCTACGACCCGGCCGAGTGGGACTTCAACTTCGAGGCGACCGATTGGGACGCGGTGCTCGGCCGTGACCCGGTGACGGGCGAGCCGGTCGTCACGACCTTGCACCGCACGAAGGTCGTCGCCGTGCGCCGGCCGGAGTCGTTCTTCGCGTTCGAGCTCCCGATCGGCTGGAAGCCGGAGCCGGCGAAGCCCAGCGAGCGCGACTGGTCGAAGCCGCTGCTGATCCCCATTCTCGCCGACCCCCACGCGCCCAACTACCAGGTCGAGCTCATCGAGGCGTTCCTGGCGTGGTGCGAGCGGTACCAGCCCGAGGCCGTATGGTGCCTCGGCGACGCGGCCAACAACTCCCCCTTCGGGCGCCACGGGCACAACCGCCGCGCCGACCTCAACGTGAGCACGTCCGACGCCGTGGGCTCCACCACGGAGCTCCTGATCCGCATTGCAGCAGCGACGCCGGGGGCGAAGCGCACGCTGCTCTTCGGCAACCACGACTACTGGCTCGAACGCATGGTGCTGGCGCTCTTCCCTCGGCTCGCAGAGATGCGGCTGTACGGCGAGGAGAAGCCCCACCTGGCGATCTCGACGGTGTTGAAGCTCGATCAGATCGGGTGGGACTACCACTACACCGAGGGCGACTACCACGACGTCGACGTGGAGATCGTGCCGGGCCTGGTCGGGATGCACGGCACGCGCACCGGCAAGCACGGC